GTCTGCCTAAGTATATCAGTGTCTGTCTGTGCAGTCTTCTTACGAATCGATTCTTCGAGTGGAAGCAAGGATTCTAGTGAACCTGTATTTGCAAAGTCACCTGTGCCTGTAAGTAATTCTACCTGTGCTTTAAGTGCGTCTGCCATGCCTTCGCCATAACTTGGCTGGGCTGGATAATTAATGTCTGGACTACTTCCCATTGTTATTTCCTCCGAATAATTCTGTTAAAATCGTAAAACTTAATTGGTTGTTTTTTCATGTGACGCATCCAGCCTACAAATGGAAGTGGGTATGGAATACTATCTATAAATTCTGAAATTGCATTTTCTCCGATGGCGGTTTTTACATACCAAGCATTTGGTGCAAGTACACCCCATTGTTCGTTTGGATGTGTGTCTGCATCTGTCCGTACTGCTTTTCCAAGTAACATGGTTTGCGGTGTAATAAATACATATCCATAGGCAGCATACGCACTCAAATCCTTAAACATATCGCCCTTGGTTGAATCGTAAAACTCCTTTGCTCGTTCTAGTATATTCATGTACTAATTGTCGCTCCTAATGCGACCACTTTCCATGCCGATCCATCGGATACTGCGACTGTTGCTGCACCAGAGTTTCCATCTGTTACATAGATCATTTGCCCGGCTGGAGATGCGGATGGCACACCAGCCACATCGTATGATTTTAATGTCATTATTGTGCCACTAATCGTACCACCTGTTAAAGCAACTGCATTGCTCGCTTGGGTGGCAATTGTACCTAGTCCAAGTGCAGTCCTTGCTGCCCCTGCATTTGCACTTCCTGTGCCTCCATCTGCAATGGCAATGGGTGAGGATAGACCACTAATCGTACCACCTGTAATATTTACATTTCCTTCGTTGATGGTGACTGTTGGTTCACCTAGTTGGTTAAGTGAAGATGCGGTTACATCCACGCCCGTGGCAAAAGTGTATCCACGTGTAACTGTTGCGGTGATTGCCATCTATGCAACCTCCCTTCTTGCATTTGCCCCTACTCCAATTGCTTCAAGACTCACATGTCTAAAGCTTGGTCTGCCTGCGGTGACATTAATCTCAACTTCTGCACCATATCCACGGGTACGACCCGTACCAAAGCGGAAGAGCGCTTCTTCTGTGCCATCTGCTGTATGACTTAATACTGTGGTGCTTGCGTCTGGATCGAGTGTGTTGACCTTAATGTTAAACGCATCTGCATTAACTGTGTTTGCACCCAACTGTCCACGCTTCCAACTCTTTACATTGATGTCATTAAAGGTGTAAGAACGTGTGACAAGTTTACCTGCAATTGCAGTTGTGCCTGACTCGCTTGTACTACCTATCTTGCGACCACTATCATCAATGGAGTTTTCTTCCATTAAGTACCAACCTGTGTCGTTACATGCGAATAATCTACGTCTTGTTGGTGCAGATCCATGCGAGCAAATTACAAAGTCATCTACATGAAATGCTAGACTACCTGACATTGCTGGGTAGGAGTCAACGCTAGTCCAGGTGCTTGTAAGTAGGTTAAATATGAAAATCTTGTTAGGTACTGTTGAACTACCTGTAGGTACTGCAAGATAGTATTTATTATCATACACCACACCACATGCAGTATCTGCTGCTGCAAAGTTAACATCATCAAATTGATCTTGTATGGGTCTGGTCATAGGTATGGTTTCACCACTTACTTTACTAATAGCTACTCCAAGTCCCTTTGCAGGGTCTGTACCAGGTGACAAGACGATGACCCCATTATCAGATAGGAAGAATGTTTGTGGGCCAGACTGTGCGATTGATTTGCGTGCCACACATCCATGCTGTCTTGTAATCTCGTAGGTATTAGCTGCGCTAGTTGTGGCAATGTTATTTATCATGTGAATACTATTACGCATAAACACGATTAACTGATCTTCTTGGTAAGGATAAAAGCCTACAAGAAAATCTGCACTTCCTTTATTTATTCTAAATTGTGAGTCAGCAGCGTAGTAATTATCCGTGTCTAACAAATCAGACATGATAATTGAATAGTTACTATCTGTGGGTTGTGGGATAATTAAGCGATTGCGAAAAAATACACCATAATCTGTGTTTGGACATTGTATGCGTCCACTACCTGGACTTCCATTTGCTTTGACCACAAAGTCATTGGTTACATCTCCATCCCATTCAAGTGGTGTTTTATTCTTACCACGAAACAAGATGAGTTTTTCCAATGCTTGCACAAAGCTCGCGCCATCTGCCGTGGCCACAACTTCACTGCCTGGATAATCAATGTCGATGCCTGAGTTGTTTGCATCATTCCAAAGGATTACTTTATCCTTGGTTGCAGCTACCACATATTCATTTCCTGTTGCTGGATCTGAATAGAGTGTGGATGCAAATACCATTTCATTCGTGCCATTGTAGGTAAGTGTTACTGCACCTGCCAAAAAATCTATACCCTTGCGCACCTCTGCAAGATCACCAATCAAGCGCATATTCTCGCTTGTCCGTACAAAGCCCGGTTCTAAACTTGTTGCTTCTTTGTATGAATCTATACCACGAAATCCACGATCCCCATCTTGAAGAACTTGGTCATCCAATCTACCTGTTGTTCGATAACGTGCCATTCACTTGTTCTTTATTTCTAGGTAGAGTTTTCTACCCATGTAAATAATCGTGATTACACCTGCGATACATCCAAATAAATCATCCAAGTGTGCCAGACCAAAGGTGGCAACTGTACCACTCATTCCTAAGATTGCAGTACGATCCATCATTAGAATAACCAATCTAATATAATGATACCAACGACAAGTCCGGCAAATATGGTTATCATTTTAGCTTTAGCAGACATGTCTAAGAACTTGTCACGTAATAATTCTAAGTTTCTCATGGGTTACGGGAGGGTGGTTTTACGGGAAAGGGTGCGCGGGTCAGATGTTTTTCCGCTTCTGTTTTTGAACAGTTACGTGCAGTTCGCTTGGCAATAAATATGGGTATGGCAAGATAACCACCAAGTAATACTGCTGCTCCAATTAAAATCTTTTTTATGGTTGATGTGAATGCATCAAAGCCTGACTTATGTTCCTCCATACCTTGTGCGACAAGGGCAGATACATCTCCATGACTTAATGCTTCAATTGTTTCTTCTGCCTCAATGAGGGCATCTTTGTTTTTAAGTGCCTCACCAGCTATTGCACCTGTCCCAGCACCAAGCGCTGCTATTCCAGGGCCGCCCAAGCTACCTACTCCACCACCTGCAATTGCTCCAAGGGTTGGGTAGGTGGATCGCAGACTGCATCCGGTCAGGCACAAAGCTAATACTATTATGGCGGTGTATATCATTCGCCAGGAGGTGATACTGGGTTTGTCCACTCGTCCGTTGCTAAAATGGTGAGTATTTCAGAATGGGTGTAGGTATCCTTGCCGTAAAGAAAACTTGGTTTCGCACCTTCGTACTTCACAAAAGTTTTAGTACGAGCTACGTTGTAACGAATTGTATCTGCACTCGTCTCATCCACCTTACTAAAATCCACGGAACTAACTTCGTCCGCATTTATTATGACATATTTTCTGCTCATAATTTAAGAGGGTACGTCGGTTGAGAAGGTTGGCCCGTTGGTAAGTGTGCCATTATTACTTCCGCTACCTTGGTCTGTAATTGTCGTACCACTTGCCCCACTTATGTCTCCCATTCTCCACCATCCAACGGGACTAAAAGTGGAAAGGTCACCAGGTATTCCATTCGTTCCCCCACTTCCTCCACTTTCCTCACCTTTATAAATGTTAGTAATTTGTGATGACGATAATGCAGAGTCCCAGGCAGCAACCTCATCTACGATGCCATCCAAATAAAATCCTGTTGCATTACTACCTTCCATCGCACCCACTGAAAGCGGCTGGGTGGTAGTGCCAGATAAAAGACCAGATTTATTCCCACTGAGAGTCTGCGACACTCCATCAAAGTAAATATACATAATACCACCTATCCCTTCGTTCACGAAAACTAAATTATGCCAATCCCCGTCTGAAATATTTGAGCTACTAAGTCCTCCCGACCAATAAGGGTATCTCGTTGTCCCGCCCGCATTTTTAACTACAAAATATAAAGTATCGCTCCCTGCTGAACTTCCCATCTCAAACGATCTAAAGCCTGTGTTTGATCCGCTAGCTTGGTCACTTCGTGCGATAAACATTCCACCTACTGCGTCTGATGTTTTTACCCATAGTGACCAAGTAAACGCTCCTGACGATGAATCTTGAATAATAGTACTGTCACCCAAACTCATGTAGTCATCACTTCCATCGAAGCTTACGCTTGTCAGATTTTTCCATGCGCCTCCACCACTAGCAGTTCCACTACTAGTTGCAGACTTACCTCCACCTAGTCCTAGACCAAGCGATATGGTCGAACTTCCCATCCTAAATATTGTAGGCTATTACAGCACCACTTGTCAGATCAATGCTTGTGAAGTTTCCGTAAAGTACAGTTCCAGCAGCAAGTTCAGTTGCATCTTGTCCTGTGCAAATATCATCTAAGTTTGTAATGTTACTTGCCTGTGCTGCTAGTACAGTTGCTTCTGTTGCTTGGATCGCAAACCATTTGCCTGTGTGAACCGCAGTATCATTGATGTAAATTCCTCCATTTAGTCCTAAACCTCTGTATTCTGATGCCATAATATGTGTTCCTTTTATGCCGATGAAACGGCAGTTGTTCCGTACGTAATAAATTGTATTGGGGTTGATTGCCCCTCTTGTCGTTCGAGCTTGTCTAACTCGCTTTGTAAAATTGCTTCTGCTTGTTGGTAGATAACTTGCGCCTTGTCTGTTTGCCCGTCTGCTTGTAACCAATCCCCATACGCGCCAATCACTGCATACTCGCTGAATACATATGGAAAGTCACTTGCTCCACTTGCATACTCTGGGAATGGTGCGCGGTAATACACCCATACAGGTGCGGTAGAATTATGGTCTGGTAGTATTGCTTCTCCGTAATCACTTGCACCTGTCACATATACATTCTTAAACGCAATGTCAGATGTTGTGCCACTACCATATGGGTCATTCCCTGTGACCCGGAATATCTCGCTTATAGTTGTGCCAAAGTCCAGGTAGCTTAACATACTTGCAGTTGCAGTTGCTCCACTTCCACTACCACCACTTATTGCAACTGTGGGTGTGCCTGTATATCCTGTGCCATTGTTGGTCACTGCAATTCCATTCACTTCTCCATCTGCATTAATAGTCGCTGTAGCTGCTGCACTTGAACCTCCTCCACCACTAAATGCGACAGATGGTGCAGATGTATAACTCGCTCCTCCACTACCTACCTGCACACTTCGTACACGCAAATCTGGTATGACTTGCGTTATACGGGATACAAATGGCCATGCAGTACGATCCCAAGCTAACTTGCCAAAACGATTAAAGCTGCGTACAGCAGCAGTTGATTCAGCAGTAAGGAAAGAATCCACGCCAACCATACTTACTAGGTTGGCCAACATGGTGCTTACTGCTGCTCTTCTCATGCGAAGCTTGGTTTATTAAAGCCTCCTTGCACGAAGGTCTTCTTTGAAAATGATTTGGCTTTAAAGCTTGGGTTGTCACGTAGCATTTCATTAACGAACGCCTTGTCTCCCCAACAGCCCTTTTTATATTGATCCCAACGGAAGAACTCACGGGCAGGTATTGTGCCTTTAAGTTGTCCAAGTCCTTCGACTTGTCCACCAAGTTGGTTCTCTTTTCCAACTTCTATCTCACGTTTCTTTGCTTCGTACTTCTCCAAGTCAACTTCGTAACGCAAGTG